TAGAGACATGAGGTCTCGGTAGGGTTATCCCTACTTTTTGCATATTACTTGTACTATTCATAAAAATTAAAAAATAATAAAAACTACAAAAATTTAAATAATTTTATAAAAATATTACTGCTTAATTTCAAGGTCAATGTCAGTATTACACTACTATATGCTCACCTGCTATTTAAAAGCAGGCCCATATATTATACTTGTAAGTCTAGGTCACTCCGGATCACTTCGACACTCTAGAATCTGACATTGTTTGGTGTCATGAGCACTTGTATGACGCAACTGCGCGCGGTGAGAGTCCATGTGCAGGTTGTCAGGTTTACCTAAAATCTGGAGAGCTGAGGGCTCTTGATACCTCATCAAGAATCAGAGTACAACATAAATGAAATTAAACGTTAATCAAGTACACTACCCATCTTGCAGTACCAATATGTTGGATGCAAGTATGGAAGAACACGATGAGGTAGCCCCTCCTTTATTATCGAAATCCAATCGTTCCGCATTTGGAAATTTGCTGAGCGAAGATGGAACCATCCTCGTTGATAATATCGTAAAACAAGAGGTGAAGCTGAAGTCACTCCTGAGTGATCAGGATAGGTTACAGCTGCAAAGCTCGATGACAGATCATCTTGCGCAAATTATGCGTAGAGTGAAGGAGAGCGCAACATCCCCCGAATGCTTAGAATATAATGTTAAGTTATTAGAAGATCTAGGCATTTTGATAGGGGGATTTTGGAAAGCTGAAACCGTACGTGACTTTGTCACAGTCGGTATCATCTTTCTAAAGCTAAGATTGGGGAAATCCTTAATCTTGGCTGGAATCGATCAATTAAAAATTATACAACGATTCTTTACTGATGATGACCTGAAGGAGCAGTCCTTCGAGGAGACAACACGTACAGCAAGGACTACGTATGATAAGGTCGATTCCCTTTTAGAGGCCAAATTGTGGCCTCGACTTTATAAATTTCTCATTTATATTATGAACTTGGCATTATATGCTGGTGTTCTTCCACAAGAAACTTTAAAAGATTATGGCATTTGGGAAGCTTTGGAAACACACGTTGTTAACAAAGGATTCTCCCTCGTCAAAGATTTCTTTAAGG